CTACTTAATCTTAATTTTCTGCCCCACATAAATGAGGTTAGCGTTCTTGATACCATTATCCTTAGCAAGCTTCGCAACAGTGGTCTTGTACCTCTTAGCGATAGCAGAGAGCGTGTCTCCACGCTTCACAGTGTACGTCACTGTCTTCTTGGTGGAGCTTGTAGTCGGCTTGCTAGTCGGTCTGATAGCCTGCTTCTTGAAGCCGTTTAAGCCTGCTGTCTTGATCTTCGCAGGATAGTCCACATAGCAGATATCCATATCAACATTGCCGCTGATACCGCTGACCCTTCCAGTGGAGCTGTACTGCCACATACCATAAGTACCGCCGTAGTTGCAGCGTGAGCCGTACTCAGCGACCCACAGAGCGTATCTCTTAGCAACGTAGGCAGATATGTACTGCTGTAAAGGCGAACGGCTGATATACAGTCCTGCCCAGTAGCCTGCGTGTTCAAGTGCATTGCAGAAAGTCTTGACAAGGCTGTTGCAAAATGCTCTGCCCTTTGCGAACTGTGAACGCTCCTCGAGGTCAAAGTATATCGGATACTCAAACGTCTTGCCCTTGATAGCGTTGATACAAGTTTGAGCCTCTGCCTTTGCTTCCACAACAGTTGCCGCATAACTGTACCAGTAAGCACCAACCTTTAGCCCTGCCGCCTTTGCAGCCTTGTAGTTTTTCTCAAAATATGGGTCTTTCTGATTAGCATACTTGCCGAAGCCTGCACGAATGATAACGAAATCGACCCCCGAAGCCTTGACCTTCTTGAAGTCAACGCTCTGCTGATACTGCGAAACGTCAATGCCCTTAAATGTCTTTGCCATAAAATTACTTCCTTTCTAAATCTTCGATGCGGTGGTTTGCGACCTTTATCTGTTCAGCGACCACCGCATAATCCTGTTCCAGCTTATAGGTGCGAGCAATAACACTGTTGTGCTTGTCCACACGCTCAGACAGCTTGTCTATCTTGTACTCGATAAGTTTTTGGCTATCATACTGCGCCTGTTGCATAGTCTTACGGCTGTTAGATGCTATGACAAGCTGACACACTACTGCCGAAGCAGCTGTTATCAGTGCAACTATGATCGCTTCCGTCATTCATCATCACCCGACCTTTTCTTTGCACTCTGTGTGCCAAAGTAGAACGATATCACCACAGTAAACACCGTGATGAACTGCTCTGCTGAGATCGTGCGGCGAAGTGCCAGCACGCAAAACACCGCTGTCAAGAACAGCGTTACAATGGACTTTACATCAATGAGTTTCGCTAACTTCTGCTTCATGGTATACCTCCTTTGTTATCATCTCATACTCCTCAACCGTGATCCACTTGCCGACGGCGGTGTGTACCATAGCAACCGACCACAAACGGCTGTCATAGTATCTCTTGACCTTTGCATAGTTTTTACTCATCACCGCTCACCTCATTCAGCTCAACACCGTTCAGCATAGCCAAAAAATCGACGTTTGCCTTTATTCTGTCTATCTCAGTGACTTTGGGCTTGCAAAAATTGTCTTCCGTCAGCCCCAGCTTCTCGACCATCTTTTTCTGCAACTCCGTCATACGCTACCTCCTACTTCACTCAGTTTTACGATATACTCTTCCTCTGACGGCACTGGTATCCGATAACTGTCATTGCTGTTTTTGAACGTGATTGAACCGCCTGCTTCGACTTCGACGTTTCGCAGGAAATCCTCTGTTAGCAGGTCAGAAATATCGGTGACGATTGGTGTTTCTAGTTCGTAGTACAGAATTACACCCTGCATTGCCTTTTTAAATGCGGTGGCATCAGGGTAGGCTGTATCTTTGACCTGAATCTGTGAAACTACGGTAACTCCGTCTATTGTGAGTGTTTTATCGACAAATACATTGGAACTTCTCGCAACTGTTCTATATTTACTGCACAATGCATTATAAACTGTTGTTCCAAATACACCTAGATATTTAAAATTGAGATGTTTCGCAGGTGCGTAGAAATGATGTCCAACAGCGGAAGTCGTGTTAAATTCCCAATCCAGCGTTCCCAAGTCAACGCTGCTCACACATTGCACATATTTCTTGTTCTCATAGTCCACATAGTTTCGTGCCGTTCCTGCTGACCAGCCATAGCCAGGCAGATTGCGGATTGCCTCTGGAATTTGGTAGGCGGTCTGATAGAATGGAGAATAATTGGTAGCGGTATCACCATTTTCTAGCTGAACGTCATAAACCATAAGCATTATGGTGCACAGTGACACAAAATCAGTAGTTGCTACGAACGTAGCTACTGCCTGATATTCTGCGTTTGCCGCATAACCTACTTCTGATTTTATCAGCGAACTATCATGTGCGTATGATGTGTTTTTTCCTTTCTGTAGTGACCAACGCAAACCGCCTTGATTAGCTCCACTTGATTTTACTTTGAATGACAGCGTATATTTACTGCCGACAACAGTCGGAATATTTAAGACAGTTGTCAATAATTGTTTCGTGTAAATAACACCATTTTCAATCTTGCTTACATTCGCCCCATGGTAAATTTTGTCGGTGTAGTCAAACAAATTCTTTCCTTGCTCCACAACGCTCTCCGTGCCTGCGCTGACAATCTCACCGTCAATGACCTCAGAATGACCGCCTATTGACTTCACACTCATCAGCTTACCGCCTGTCGGCACTGTCTTAACGTATGCCGTTTCACTATCGGTTTCAAATTTATGCGTCACACCCTGACCAATGTCGTACAGTGCATTTAC